TAGCTGAGCGGAGATATAGGCTCATATCGTCTGTTTCCCTCCCAGATCAACTGATTGAACGGATGTTATTTGGGCCCCAGAATGAGTTGGAAATCTCTTCTTGGGATCGGATACCTTCTAAACCCGGGATGGGCTTGAGTTTGGATTCCCAAGCTCAATCTTTGTGGAGAGACTTGTGTTTCAAACATCTGTCTCATCCTGCCGCTGAAGCGGACATCTCGGGGTTCGATTGGTCGGTCCAGGACTGGGAATTATGGGCTGATTTGAGTATGAGGATTGATCTTTGCCTTGATATGCATGAGGGCTTGAAGAGATTGTACATAGCTAGATTTTACTGTTTTATGAATTCGGTATTTCAGTTCTCTAATGGCGAGTTGTATGAGCAGAGGCTACCAGGACTGATGAAGTCCGGAAGCTATTGCACTTCCTCCACCAATTCTAGGATTAGGTGTCTCATGGGTTTCCTTATAGGGAGCCCTTGGATTATAGCCATGGGTGATGACTCTGTAGAAGGGTGGTTGCCCGACGCTAAAGAGAGATACCAAGCCTTGGGACACACGTGTAAGGAATACTCAGCCTGCCCGGTCGATCGAGATGGTGATTTGAGAGTAGTTAACTTTTGCTCTCATGAGCTCAGTTTGAACTCTTATTACCTGACCTCCTGGGCGAGAACTCTATATAGATTTCTAAGTGATCCTAGGGAGAGTGTGAATGAGCTTAGAATGGAGCTTGAATCTTGCCCTGCTTGGCCCAAGATTGAAGCTTATATTAGTCAGGTCAGGAACGTCCCTGACAAAACCAACAAAGAAAGCAACCATGCCCCCGAAGAAGAAAACGGTTTCCATGGGACAACTAGAGACAGCGTTGGCCAACCTCATGAGGAAGGCCCCTTCCCAGTCATCTCGAAGATCCCGTCGGCGCAGGCGCTCTCGTACTACGGGCCCAACGGCTCAGACAGTGAGTGCCCCCGCTTCGATGGGGGCTATTATCAGGCTTCCCCCTCCTCGGATGGTGGGACGCAATTCTACCATTATAGACCACACGGAAGCGGTCATTTTGGTACAGCAGGGGCCAGCGGCTTTCTCAGCTACAGCAGTCGGGCTCATCCCAGCCAATTTGACTTGGGTGAGCCAGATAGCTGCGGCATACTCTAAATGGCGCTGGATACGGCTGATGGCGATTTAC